TAGTACCGGAGAGAATATAAATCAATAGTTGATTCAACAATGGAATACATGGATTTTTCGGATTAATAATATGACAGAAGGAGAAATAGTTGAAGCAGTGGGGGAGTACTTAGGAGATGAGAGCAGCGACATACTGCTGGCGGATGGCTTTGAGGAAGCGTTCCTTGGAATCGGTCAGCAATTCAACACAAGGTTTGCAATCTACGACAGAGACAAGTGCATCGAGATCTTGTGCCGTGAGATGGATGAAGAGCAGGCTGAAGAATACTTTCACTTCAATGTTGAGAATGCGTGGATAGGCGAAAACACGCCAGTGTATTTAACCAAATTATGAAAATCGAAACAGTAAAAACAGACAAGCTGATACCATACGCAAAGAACAGCCGGACGCATGACGATGCTCAAGTGGCTCAGATTGCTGGAAGCATAAGGGAGTTTGGATTCAACAACCCGATATTGATTGGAGATAACGACGATATTATTGCTGGGCATGGCAGGCTTGAGGCGGCGAGGAAGTTGGGTCTTAAAGAAGTTCCATGCATACGGCTTGGTCATATGACAGAGACGCAGAAGAGAGCGTTTGTGATTGCAGACAACCGGATCGCGTTGAATGCCGGATGGGATGAGGAAATGCTGAAGATTGAGTTGGCTGATCTAAAAGAAACCGAAATTGATTTGGAGATGCTTGGATTTTCGATGGAGGATCTTGAGAATGTGGGCATGCAGGAAAGCATATCGGAAAGCGAACCTGAAGACCTGAATGGCATGAAGCAATTGGTATTGGTGTACGAGATGGAAGTGTACAAAAACCTAATCAAAGATTTGAACAAGTACTGCGAGAAATACGATTTGCCAGACCATGCAGAAGCAGTTAAGCGCCTGTTGAAGGAGGCAAGGTGAGTAAACCCATGAAGCCAGCGTTCACCAAGGTGAACAGATACATTTTCGATCCAGAAGCGTATTCTTGGAATTTGCCTAGCGGGTGGAGTTGTCCGGCGGCGGACGAATGCCTTGCAAAGGTGGATAAAGATTCAGGCAAAATGTGGGATGGGCCAAACCAGAAATTCAAATGTTATTCGGCGATGACTGAAAGGTATCCGAGTGTAAGGAAGCGGTTGTGGTGCAATTTCGATGCTGTTAAAGGTAAAAAGCCATCTGAGGTGGCTGACGTGTTGGAATGCATGCCGAAGAAGGTGAAGCGCGTGCGGATCCATTCTGCTGGAGATTTCTTTTCTCAGGATTATTTTGATGGTTGGTTGATTTTTATGGAGCGCCATCCTGAAGTTCATTTTTGGGCGTTTACAAAATCGGTTAACCTTTGGGTTAACAGGTTGGGATGCATTCCAAATAATTTTGAGTTGCAGGCATCGATGGGAGGAAAGCACGATCATCTGATTGCGGAGCATGGTTTAAAATACGCAAGGGTTGTATGGAGTGAAGCCGAAGCTGCTACTCTTGGATTAATAATTGACACAAACGATTACTTTGCTGCATATGGTAAAAATCCTTTTGCGTTGTTAGAAAATTTCACCAGAGGGAAAAAGAAGAAAGCAATTTAATTATGGCAAAACCTATCATCGGCTTAATACCGCCAAGTGGATGGCATTACTATGACGGGGACGTTAGGTTGAACGGGTATTCTTACGCGAATTTGATTAAGATTACTGAAGATTACCGCGCCGAGAATAGCCTTCCATCTGGAGACGTTGAAGGAGACGTGAACAGTTACATTTGTTCAAATTGGCCTACGTTTTGTCATGGTGTTGACATGGTGGTGGTAACATCTGTAAATAAACCAAGTCAAGCCAGCGAGCTATTAACTGACATACAGACATGGGCAAAAAACATTCTTCACAGCAAAAAGCCTCATCCTCTTGTTACGGAGGAAGAGGCGGAAAAACGCGCAAACATATGTCTTTCCTGTCCGAACAATGCGAACTGGAGACAGGGATGCCGGAGTTGCATTGCGGCAGCAGATCGCCTGTCCGCAAGCATAAGGCAAGGCAAAGACACAAAGACAAGTACAAAGCTTGGCGGGTGCAGGATGATGAGGCATGACAATCGGAGCGCTGTTTTCTTCGACAAAGATACGCTGGACAAATCCGGCAATCTGCCAGATAATTGCTGGCTAAACACATAATATGGCAACTCTCAAGCCTCTCGATCCACGAATTTCAAACGCATACGTTAACAGATCTGCTCGCGTAGCAGACACTAACGATAAACCTCGCACATTGAATTTGGATGTTGTTGATCCTGATATTGGGACGGCAGACACTGTCAATCCTGAGACGCTTCAGGTTCGCAGAACATTCAAAGATGCTGCCCAAGCGCATTCTGCGTATCGCCGTCTTAAACAACAGAACGTCGAGAGGAATCGCAAGAACCAGTTGATCCAGAAAAAACTTAATCTTGAGCCTCCTTACAGCAACAAGAAGTTGGAGTCGATGGGGCAGAACTGGCGCAGCAATCGACCGACAGGGTTCTTGTCAACAATGTGCGCAAGAATCGAGCCTCCATTTAGGCAAGTTATCGAGCAATCGGCAACGCTTACATTTACAAAGTATCCAATAGAAAGCATTGATTCAGAACATAAAACAGATGTTTTTAGACAAGAAATAACCAAGTGCATTCGCGGCTGGAGCGGATTTGATGACACTGTAGCCCAAGTTGTGCATGAAAATACTACCTTTGGTTTTTGCGGTTTGTGTTGGGATGACACTCGCGATTGGAAGCCTGAGTTCTTGCGGCAAGACTACACGTTCTTCTCCATCGAAACGCCTCAACAAGCAGATCAAACTCCAATCTGGGCAAGGAAAAGACGTTATCAGATTGCCGAGTTGTTGCCAGTGCTTGAAGACCCTGAGATTTCAGCTTCCGCCGGATGGCATATCAAAAACCTTGTAGATTCGATAAACAATGCAGTTCCGGCAGGAAGGACGCTTGACGCTGACGATGACGCTCGCAGGGTCGAGGATTGGGTAAGAGAGGGATCTTACGGAGCGAGTTTTGAAAACGATGCAAAATATGTCGAGCTTGGAGAGATTCTTGTTCGCGAACCGCACGGGAAGATCAGCCGATTTTTGTTTGACGATAAATCCGGCAAGGAGATTTGCACTCAGGTTGATCGATACAATAACATGAGCGATTGCATTGCGTTGTTCTCTGTCGAGATTGGTAGCGGCAACCTTATGTCGAGCCGTGGGGCAGGACGCGATCTTTACAACACGCACGTTGCCGTAGATAAAGCGCGAAACCTTGTTATCGACAACACCTACTTGAAAGGAATGCTTCTGCTGAAGAAGGGGCCGAATGCCAAGGTTGGCGTTCCTCCGCTCACAGTAGCCCATCCTGTGGCTTACGTTTCGGAAGGGTTTGAAGTTGTGCCACAGCAGTTGCCAGCGGATGTAGAGGATTTCTTGCGGCTCGATCAATTTGTTAGCGGATTAGCTGAGATTCAGGTTGGGACATTTTTGCCTTCGCCTCCTGTAAATTCAGGAGGAAGCAAGACGGCATCTGAAGTCAACCGAGTTGCCGCCATCGAGAACCAGTTGCGCGAAGGCGTTCTGACTCGCTTCGCTCGACAATTTTCTCTTGCTGTCCAAAGAATGCAGCGGGGCATTTGCCATCCTGAAAATATCAAAGCGGCGTCAGATTTGATGATGTTGTTGGAACTTCAACGCCAGCAGAACCCGAACGCAACATGGGCAAGGAAAGAAATAGTCGATGCTTTTGAGCAGAGTGACATTCCATTGCCTACGTTCCTTGTGCCTTTCGACCTTCCTCCGCACTTAGATGAGGATGCTGTTGCTTGCTGCCTTAACATGATGATGAGAAATATTCCGCCATCTGACATTATGATCATGGCATTCTCTCCTGCCAGCCAGTTGATGCAGGACACAACGCCACAGGACAACGTGATCCTTGATACATTGATTGCTCGCTACACGGGCAATCCTAACATCAATCAAGACGAACTTATCAAATTGGATTGGGTGCGAAAACTTGGAGAAACAACGGCAAACGCAGTTATCCTTCCGAAAGATCAGGTTGAAGCACTTGCTATCGAGGCAACTCGGCAACAAGTCATAGAATTGCAAAGCATTATTGCTGGTCAGGATATTCCTGTGTCGCCTCGCGATAACGACATTGTGCATCTCGAAACAATGATGCAAAAGCTAATGCCTGTTATTATGAATGTTCCCAAGGGGGCATTGCCTCCTGAAGCGGCAGGGTCATTGACGGCGGCTTTGAAACATTTCGCTGGTCACGTTGGGGCGGCAGAAGCTAAAGGTGCGCCAAAAGAAGTTGTCCAGAAATACAAAATGGCAATGATGGAAGCCAACAAGCATTTAACAAATGGTCAGGTTCAACCTCCAGACCCAAATGTAGCTCCGGCAGCAATGGGTGGAGGAAGACCTCCAAGTGTTGCGAGAGAAAAAATGCTTCAAGAAAATTACACTTCACAAACACCCAATCAATCGTCGGTGATAGGAAACGCAGCGGCTCCTCCTCGACCATCAACAGCAAATTAATTTTATGGGAGGATCAAACGCAACATCAGGAAACGATCCAAAATCCGTTTACTCTCCAGAAGTTCAAATGGATAGGTCTAGAGTTGTTTCTGCTCCATTTGATGCTGATGGTTCCGATTATGATTATTTAAGCGCAGAGACAGCAGGATATAAACCATCACAAGAAGAGGGGCCAAACAAGGGGCATATGGGATCAGTCAGGAAATCAACTTCTGAAGAAATTGAAAAATACGGAGTTCCTCAAGATAGTTATTTGCTTTTAAAAGGAGCAAAACACCCAACTCATCAGATGGCTGTTGATTCAGAAGCTCAACGTGGATTTGAAATTATTAAATATGGAGACAGGTATTTTTCTGTTCCAAAACAAAAGCCTGTTTCTTCATGGGATGCAATAAACTCAGGGTTGTAAAAGCCGTTGACGGGATTTCAAAACCAATTAAAAACAAATCAATCAATAATCAGTAATAAAATAAATATGACATGGGATAAATCTGACTCTTCGCGCTTTCGCGCATACGACAAACAAACCAACGGCAAGCTTAAAGAATTTTTGCGTTCTCGCCTTCCTGTCCTTGAGGGGAAAAGCATCGAGGAATATGCTCTTGCCGCATCATACAAGGAAGGTTGCGAGTTTATGCTTCGCCAACTTGATGACATAATTTCAGACGAAAACAAACCGGATGATGCCTCGTCGGCAGCGTTCACATCAATGTAAATATAAATATGGAAGACAACATAGACACAGCACTCGACGCAGAATTGGAAATTGACAACTCTGTACCTGAACCAACAGCAGCAAATCGTGACGGGGGAGCCGCAAGACTCGACGCCGATCCAATCTCAGAATCATTAGATCAATCAATAGATAACCTACTCGATGAAGCCGAACGCGAAACAAGCGCAGAACAACCTCCCTCCGAAAACCAGACCGACAATGCAAGTAATGATCCACTTGTTGCGCCTACTACCGACGAAAACGCAGTTCAAACTAGGGTACTTCCTGATGGGAACGGCAATCAGACTTCTGTCAACCCCGAACAAAGCCAGTTCCAAGTCGATCCAGAAATCGCCGCAATCGAACAGCCGCGCAACCTCTCCGAAAAAAATCAAAGTAACTGGAGGAAGCTGCAAGAAACGGCAACAACCTACAAGCAGCAAGCAACGCAATTGCAATCAGCTTACGAGCAAGCGTTGCAGCAACAAGGGCAAGCTCAAGCGCCAGAAGATTACCAACAATTAAAAGAATTTCGCGCTGTTTTTGAGTTGAAAAACGACAGGAATTTCAAAGAAAAATTTGACGCTCCGTTATCTTCTGCTCACGAAAATATCTATTCAATTATGAAGTCAAACGGAGCGCCGGATTCCGTAATTGAAAAAATAAAACAGGAGGGTGGGCCGGAAAAAATCGACCAGCATTGGTGGAAAGAAAATGCAATTGATCGACTGCCGCTCAAAGAAGCTGAAGACCTAAAGAAAAATCTTTTATCTTGTTATTCGTTAAACGAAGACCGAGCAAAACAAATTGAGTATATGGATACTCACTCTCGCGAAATCTTGGAAATGAAGGAAACTTATGAACGAGAGTACAAGGAAGCAGAAACAAGCATTGCATACAATTACGCTAACGAAATAACTCAACAAAACAAAGCCGAGTGGGCAAGGTACAAGGAAATTCCTCAAGGCGCTACGCAAGAACAAGTTGAAAAAATCAATTACCACAACAATGAAGTAAAAGGTTACGAAGAAAAATACATGGCTGCACTTCGCCCAAATAGCGCACAAGAAAAAGCGGCAGTAGCGGCAGCGGCAGTATTGAGCCATAGACTTGTTGCGGAGCTTGAGCGTGAACAGGCTTACAGAAACAAAATTGAAACGGCAATCAAGCGGTTGGCAGAAGAAAACAGCAAACTAAAAGGAGCATCAAGAATGCCTCGCCAAAGTGTTGCTTCGGTTTCTCAAAACAAAACTCAAACCTTGAACGACCGGATCAAAATGAATCCTTCAGATGCCATTGATCTCGGTCTCGATGAGGCCGGAGAATAAAAATGGCTACAATAAAAATATCCAGAATGGAAGCGGTCACGCTTGGAGCGATGGATTCTCCAAATCCATTCCATACTCCTATTCCTCCCGCAATGACAGCAGATGGAAAGGTTATTCCTAGCATGCCTGTTAATGCTCCTAAACAGCCGCCAGCGCCCTCAGAACCAAAACCAGAGGCAAAGCCGCAAGTTGATGAGGTTTTAAGCAAGATTCCTGAAATTAAAAGTTCAGACATTGTTGAAGAAACAAAAGAAGACACAATAATTGAATCACGCTCACAGGAAGGAATGCCGAGTTATCGTTGCGAGTTTTCAGGACGAGATATTTTTATGGCTTGGCCTTGGTATAGATCAACAAACCCAGTAACAGCGGCTGTTTGTTTCAGTTTGGGGCAAGATTTCGGGCGCGACAAACTGCGTCAGGACATGAGTATTGGAGATTCTGAACATGGAAAGAATCGCCTGATCAATAAATTCCTCCAGACTGACGCAAAGTGGCTTTGGTTTATTGATTCAGACATTATTCCATGTATCGGAAGACCGCATTGGATGAGATCGTGGGTTCATTCCGCTCAAAACATTGGTGACGTGCCATTGCAGCGACATATTCTACATCGGCTCATTGGTTCAGGTAAAACATTGATAGGCGGAGCGTATTTCGGTCGGCAAGAAAAGTCTTTTTTAATGTGCAGTAATCAATCTCTTGCTGAAAGAGCAAAAGAATATGAAGACGCAATCGTTGAAGTTGATTGGGTCGGGAGCGGTTGCATGCTTGTCCACAGAAAAGTTTTTCAAAGCATTAAAGAAAAATACGGAGACTCTTTAAAAGTAAACTCTCCGAATTACGACTACGATTATTTCCGCCCATTTGACAGTGTTGGAGGTGGGGACGCTGCATTTTGCAAAAGAGCAAAAGAATCTGGTCACAGTGCTAACATTGACTTAGGAACGCCAGTATTTCACGTTGGATACAAAACATACTAATATGATTATTTACTCATACTATCAGAGCATTTCTCAATCTAATCAAAACGAAGAGTTTTCTTGCGCAAATGAATGGAAGCGCAGTTGGGAAGCTAACGGATGGAATTGCCAAATGCTCAACCGAAGCCATTCTCAATGCAGCACGATGTACAACAAGTTACAGCAAAAACTAATGTCTGTTGCTAAAACATTGCCATCAGATTTGCTCGTCAGGTTTGACTGGATCGTTGCTCGCTACGTCCGTTGGTGCGCTCTCCATGCCGCCGGAGGTGGGTGGATGGTCGATTACGATGTTGTCAATAAATTCTTCAAACCAAAAGACGCTGAAGATAAAGTCAAAAACGATACTCTTTATGTTAATCATGACGCTATGGCGTATTTGTTTTATGCAAGCAAAGAACACGCTGAAAATGTAATTAAGATTTTTATTCAAGAACCGATCTGCGAGGGGAACATGTTGTTAAAAGAATTCGATATTTTGAAGACGTCAAAACTAGGTGATATTTTAGAAAAAGTTCACCACGTTAAATCATCGGATATCAAAAGATCCGAGTTAATGCAACGGATCATAGACGGGAAAATTGAAGTTGATATTCCTGAACCAAAAATTGAAAAAGCAGAGGCTCAAAAACCAAAAACAGAGGAAATTCCTGCTCCTGAAAAAAAGAAAAGAAAATTTAAAAAACACTTGACGATAGATTAAGTTTGTTTTAAAAGACTCTCAACTCGGTGTGCTTGCTCCGTATGCAAGTGGCTCTGGAAGTAGCCAAAAAAAACTTCTAATCAGGCCGAAAAAATAGCTTTCAACGTGCCGGAAAGCGACAACAAAACCAATACGAATTCAATCTGCAACGATTGTCTTCAGCCTCTAGGTTGTCGCTCCCAAATGGGTGTTTCAACCAAAGGGAAAACAAACAACACAACAGAACACACAAACATGGAATCAATCACAAAATTCCTTTTAGTCGGAATCGCAGCATTGTCCCTATTTGGTGCAGAAGCATGGTCACAAACAACGACTATGGTCTCCATCACTGGCGGAACACTGCCGAGTTGGACTTCGTTTGGAAACCAAGTTGTATCGACTTTTAAAATCGGCACAAAAGAAGTTTCCAGCGCGGAGTGGATCACAGTAAAAACCTATGCTCTCGCAAATGGGTATGATATTTCGTCGGAGCCTTCTGGCAACGCCGCAACATCTCCTGTTGAAGAGGTGAATTGGTATGATGCTCTAAAATGGTGTAACGCAAAAACTGCTCTGACAGGCGGACTCACTCCTGTTTATCAAACGACAACACCAGTCACCAGCATCACGCGCAATACCACAATTGCAACAGCAGTCACCACAAACCCGCACACGCTGGTTACAGGCGATATTGTTACTGTTGCAGGAGCAACTCAATCTGGATACAATCTGACCAGTGCCGCTGTTACAGTTGTGAATTATAATACGTTCACTTACACTGTTTCTAACGCAACTGTCACTCCAGCTACAACCACAACCGCAATCGTAGCTTCGATCCCATATAAAACTGGTGAAATCGTTCCTTCGGTAGTTTCTGCGAACACTGGCTTCCGCCTTCTAACGGAAATCGAGTGGGAGTGGGCAGCGATTGGTGGCGCTTCAACGCATCAGTACACATATTCCGGCAGCAATACTGCTAATACTGTGGCTTGGTCGAGGAGCAATGCGAGTGAAGCCGTTGCAATCGGAACAAAAACCGCAAATGAGCTTTCTCTCTATGATATGAGCGGAAACGTATTTGAATGGTGTTTCGATGACGCTGTTTCGCTTAATGCGCGTCGAGTGCGAGGTGGTGCATGGCTAGTTAGCCCTGAATCCTGCTCTGTTCTCAATCGCGGCTACCGCAGACCCGATATTCGTGAAGCTGGCTTTGGCTTACGCCTTGGTCAAAACCCTTAATTAACTTAACTAAACTCAAAAATAAAAAATTATGTCTAATACTAATAACTGTATTCCACTTGCGACAATTCAAAATTTCGCATCCAAAGATGTTAATCGCATCATCGGCCAGATCGCTAAAGTTCTGGCTCGCAAATCACCATACATCAACAGCATCGATGGCGGCACTCTTCCGAATGTTTCGGACGTTGTGCGCTCCGTTGTTGAGGAAATGGCAGTGCCAGCGGCTTCGCTTGCATCGCCTGTCTTCGCTGATGACACAACTCTATGTGGAGTTGGTGCAAATCCTGATCAAGTCGGTTCGACTGAGTATCAGTTTTCGCTCCAAACCCTGCGTGGCGCTGGCCCTCGCGTTTGCGTAAAGCAAGCTAGGACGGCGTTCAAAGGAAGTTATCTCCAAGCGCAAGTTTCGCTTGAGAAAACTATCCTACAGTTGATCAATGCTGATATTCGCTATCAGTTCTTGATTCAATCTGGCGTTAAGTATGTTGTGAAGTCCACAACGGCTTTCACAAGCAATCTTACTGGCGACATGCAGCAAATTAACACCAAGTTTGCTCAAGTTGTGCCTGACGCGCCTCTTAACTTCGCTACGCTCTATCGCATTGGCACTTTCCTCCGCGAGGAAATGCTTGCAGAGCCATTTGCGAACAAACAAGGCGAGTTCTTCCAAGTCATGCTCTCTGCTGATGCCATCGAAAGCATCCGCAATGACGCTGACGTAAAAGAAGATTTGAACTACCTCACGGCTGGTTCTTTCAAGCTCGGCGAAGAGAGCATTCAAGGTTATCAGTTCCAAGGCTATCGTGGCTTCGCTTTTGGCATCGACCAACAGCCTCTCCGTGCGCTTTCTACTGATCTTTTTGACAGCAACGGAAACGTCAAACTAATCAATCCAATCATCTCGTCCGCTGTTACCAATGGCTTTGCGCAACGCCGCAATCCAGCTTGGGTGGCAGCAGATATTGAAATTGGATTCGTTATCGCTGGCGATTCTTTCAAGCGTCTCGTCCCAGAAAGTTACGTTGGCGAAGGAACATTCCGTTTCGCTCCGCAACTTGCTATGGGTGAGCTTGAATGGACATATTTCCGTGATAATGATTGCAACCTATACGGAGATTTTGGTCAGCATATTTACCAAATCTCTAGGGCAATTCAACCGATTCGTCCACAGAACGTATGCCCCGTTCTGTTCAAGCGTTGCGCATTTGCTGGCGCTCCTACTGCTTGCTAATACAAGCAGACCTATAAAAGTAGGTTGATACTGGTGGGAGGAAGCCCCAACCTCCCACCGAATCAGCTTAAATAATATTATGAGTGACGTACCATCCAGTTTAGATACAGCAAAATATCGACATCTTGTTCTTGATTCTCTTACAGGTCTTCAAGGTTTTCAGATTCCAGACTACGACGATCTCGTTGTGACGTATTACGGAGCAACTAACAATATCGCTACTGTGGTTTATAAAAAAGCAACTATTGTTGTTGCAACATTGACTCTGACATATTCAGTTCAGCCGCCAACAGCAAATGATGCAAATCTAGTCCGAGTAACAATCTCTTAATTTTATGGGTTTAAAATTCAATCCATTCACAGGTAAATTGGATTTTACCGGAAATACAGGATTCGGCGCAACCGGAGCTACGGGGCCATCTGGTGGGCCGACAGGAGCCACAGGGGTCGGAGCCACAGGCGCGAGCGGATTGGTCGGCGCGACTGGTTTAGGCGCAACTGGTTTGGTCGGCGCTACCGGATTGGTCGGCGCTACCGGATTACAGGGAAGCTCAGGTTTGGACGGAGCGACCGGAGCCAGCGGGATTGGGACACAAGGCGCAACCGGAGCATCTGGAGCATCAATTACTGGATCGACCGGAGCCACCGGAGCATCAATTACCGGAGCGACCGGATTGGTAGGCGCGACCGGATTACAGGGCGCTACCGGATTGAACGGCGCGACCGGATTACAGGGCGCAACTGGTTTAGGCGCAACTGGTTTGGTGGGAGCGACAGGCGATTTTGGGGCAACTGGTTTGGTTGGCGCAACTGGAAGTGGCGCAACCGGAAGCACGGGCGTGCAAGGAGCATCTGGCTTAGTCGGATCGACAGGCGCAACTGGTTTAGGTGCAACTGGTAGCACAGGAATCGGAGCTACTGGAAGTACTGGCTTGGTCGGCGCCACTGGGCTGCAAGGCGTTGGCGGGGCTTCTGGCTACTATGGATCGTACTATTCTAATGTTGATCAAACAGCAACGGCAGTCAGCACAGCATATCCAATGACGTTAAATAACATCGTTGGTGAACGTGGTGTATCAGTTGTTAGTGGATCGCAAATTACATTTACTGTTGCTGGAACATACGACATTCAATTCTCAGCGCAACTTCACAACAATGGTGGAGGTGGGTCTGGAAATACTGTGCAGATTTGGCTTAGAAAAAATGGAACTGATGTTCCAGATTCTGCAACAAGAGTTACTGTTCCATCAAATTCTCCTTATGTGGTAGCGGCATGGGATTTCATGGACAATTTCATTGCTACAGATTACGTCGAATTGATGTGGTCTACTGACAATACTAATATTGGTATTGACCATAATACCTCGCTTGCACCAGCACCAGCAATCCCATCGGTAATCATCACAGTAATGCAAGTGATGTTTAATCAGTTGGGGCCGACAGGCGCAACTGGCGTTCAGGGAGCGAGCGGGAGCACTGGATTGCAAGGCGCAACTGGTTTAGGCGCAACTGGTTCCACTGGTTTTGGCGCGACCGGAGCCACTGGTTTGATAGGTGCAACTGGCTTAGGCGCAACTGGTTCCACCGGATTCGGGGCGACAGGCGCAACAGGCATCGGGGCGACCGGAGCTACGGGGCCAGCCGGAGGATCAGCAACAAGCGATGTTCAAATCTTTACGTCAACAGGCACATGGACGAAACCATCAGGAGCAAAAAGTGTTGATGTAACAGTTATTGCTGGTGGAGGAGGCGGAAGCAGCGGACGAGTTTCTGCTGGCCCACAAGGCGGAGGAGGAGGAGCCGGAGGTGGATACACTGTGCGAACAGGCATCCCTGCATCCATATTAAACGCAACAGAAGCTGTCAGCATTGGCTTGGGTGGAGCAGGGGGAGCGGGAGTCACGATCATTAACGGGGCAACAAATATCGGAGTCGCAGGAGGTAGCTCTTCGTTCGGAACTTGGGTAACAGCAGGCGCGGGTGCTGGAGCAGGCGTAAGTGGAGGTGCTGGCTCTGCAAGCAACAGGAGCGTATGGATTGGTGGGGGAGGAGGTAATGGAGGGAGTAATGCCGCAGGATCTGCTGGCGCAAACACTCAAGTTTCCCCTGCTGGTGGTGGAGGTGGCGGAGGTCAAGATACCGCCTCGACTCCAACAGCGCAATTTGCTGGCGCAGCAGGCGGGGCTGTTCTTGGGAATGCTCTTTCTGGCGGAACTTCTGCTGGTGGAACCGCAGGAGGCGGAGCAGGATCTGCTGGGTCGGTTATTACTGGGTCTTATGTGCATAGTGGCGGAGGAGGCGCTGGAGGAGGAAGCTCAATATCTTCAAATGGCGGGAATGGTGGCTCTGGAGCAAATTATGGCGGCGGCGGCGGCGGGGGAGGATGTTGCGCCTTTGGATTTACTTCAGGCGCAGGCGGAGCGGGGGCCAATGGCGTTGTTGTAATTGTAACGTATTTTTAATTATATGAACGGGTATGCGTTAATTGATGAACAAGGTGGTTGGCTAGTAAACACGATTGTGTGGAACGGAAATCTGGAAGATTGGCAACCTCCTGCTGGAATAATTGCAAAACGAATAGAAGAAGTCGATATTTCGCAGCTTCCAGAAAGACCAGAGGATGCCATTTAGGTTAAATCCATTATCTGGAAAAATAGATTTTGTCCAAGGACAACAAGTATTAAATGCGTCTGTAAACGATCTTCCTACAGGCGTAAATGATGGAACTCCATCATATAGCCCAAATGCAACTGGATTTGGAAAACAAGGTGTAAATAATCAAAGTTTAATTTACCCAAAAAACGGAACTTGGTATCGTGCAGATACAAATTCTGAAATAGTTCCTGATGTTCTTTCTATTTGGAGAGTTGGGTCAAAATATAACAACTATAACCCAACAACTGGCGCATTTAACGAATTTATAATTTCATCAGCAACTTTAAATGGTGTTTTTACGCAAAACTCATTTATTGACATGCCGATTAACGGGTCAACGATCCGTATTTACGTTAAATACCAAGTAAAGTCTTCTTTGCGTGGAGCGGGAAACCTTCCATGTTTTATTTTTTCTGGTGGATGGGGTTCAAGTGTTGCTGATTATACTAGCTACGCAAATCTTGGGTATGCCGTCATCCAATACGACTGGCGCGGAACATTTGGCGGAACAATCGCTCCGTATCCAACCAATTTAATGACTGTTTATCCAACAGAATTAAATAGGTTAAACCAATACGTTAATCCTAATGCAAATTACACCAGTCAAGCGTCTATTGCAACTATAGCTGATGTTCGCAATCAGGATATGTACTACTGGTTTGCAATGCCAAGAAGGGTATTGGCGTATGTCAAATCTTTAACAACAGATATTGATATTACTAAAATTGGATTCTGGGGCAATTCTTGGGGGGGTCAAGTTGCTTATAATATGTCTATTGAGCCAGACATTAAAGCCGTCATTGCGGTCTATGGCAATGGATGGATCCATTATTGGAAGACTTTTGATGTATTTCCGTATGCTTTGCCTTATGTTGAGCCAACTTTCACAGATGGTAACAACTATTACATAACGACTCTTGAGCCGCAATCCTACTCTAAAAGCTCAACTGCACCTGTTCTGTGGCTAACAAGCACAAATGACTTTCATGGAAACTTTGACAGAGGATTCCGCAATTTTGAAGTGTCTCCAGTAACTGGAAGTTATGCTTTCCGAGTAAATGCTAATCACGACATTACTGGTCTGGAGCAAAACATTCAACTGTGGTTCGACCATAAGCTGAAAGGAACGATTGCTACTTGGCCTTCTAGCCCAAATACTATTTCTAGCCTTGTTGCTTCTGGGGCTAATACTGGCTATCCAAAGGTCACTGTTACCCCATCAGACTCAGCTAACATTTCAGCGATTCAAATTTACTATGCTCTTGAAACAGCAGACTGGCAAAACAGGACATGGCTCACAGCGACAACTACGAATAATGGAAACGGAACTTGGAGTGCAGAAACTCCTTGCTTTAACATCAGCGGATATGTGTTTGCGTATGCACAAATAACATACTCCAACACGATTGTAGTTTGCTCTAAACAAGCTGCATTTATCCCATCTTCCCTTGGCAATGCAGTTGCTGCTCCAAACAACTATTGGAGTCCCACAAACGCAAGTGCAACAATCAATCTTTGGTTGGATGGAGCAGATAACAATACGCTCACATTAAGCGGATCTCTCGTTACGCAATGGCGCGATAAATCTAGCATAGCAAATCACGCTATTTCTAATTCTGGTGAAGAGCCATCTCTTGCTACAGTGAATGGAATGAATGCAATTCGCTTTACTGGTTTAAAACGATTGTTTTCAACGAATCAAGTTACGACACGGGATTACAGGAATGTTTTCATTGTTTGTCAATATGAAGGCGGCAATGTTTTTTACAATGGCGCATACGGATTTATGCCAGTATTTGGCGCAGCAATAGATGGCGGAAGCGGAAACGGAAATTGCTTTTTTGGAACAAGCTTATCGCAATCGTTTGCAAACAACACTTTTCTTGCTGGCCCATTTTTCTTAAACGGAACACAAGTTTCTGCTGACGGGACAAACAGAGTTGTTCTTCCGCAACTGTACACCTCCACAGGATTTATTTCTGCTAGTTCCGCAAGCGCAAATACTGTTGCAGGCTACGCTCTTGGCTCTTTGCGTCAGATTTTATCGCCTTGGGATGGCATTGTGCGCGAAGTGATTTCTTACTCATCAACGCTTACAACAACGGACAGGCAAAAGATGGAAGGATACATAGCTTGGAAATGGAATCTAGTCTCTTTGCTTCCTGCTGGTCACCCATATAAAACAACTCGTCCAACAGTGTAAAAAACTTTTGACAATCAAATAAAAACATTTACCTATAAATTGCAATGAGCCTTTCTACCATTAACGCATCTCGTCAGGACTACTCGAAACGACTCAAAGACGTGATGGGGCGTCTTAAAATCAGCAAACATCAAAATATTTATGACGCTGATTTTGAATATGGAAAACAGCCAATGCGGTGGGAAGAATTCACTGCAAATGGAGGCGCAATCACTCACCTAGCAGGGGCCGGAGGATGCGCAATGTTTATCCCATCTGGAGCAAGCAATCCGAGTGCGCTAACAATAAGACAATCAAGACCTTATCATCGTTATCAGCCAGGAAAAGGGATGTTTATGGCTACTGCTGTAAATTTTGGAGCGCCTTCATCTGATCAATATCAGCGAGTTGGATTCTTTGATGACAGCAATGGAATTTTCTTTGAGCAGGGGCCAGCTTCAACAGGCAATCCGGCTGGAATAAAATGTGTCATTAGAAGTGATTCAAATTTTTATCCAAACGGAACCGCAAGCTCAACTGCTATTAGAGATGTTAAAGTTGATTTTACAAACTGGTCTGACCCTCATGGTATAAAAAATCAAATCGATTGGAATTTAATTCAGATGCTTTGGCTTGAATACGCTTGGTATGGCGCTGGATGCTTGAGGTGGGGTCTTTTAATCAATGGCGAGCCATTTATTCTGCATGAAATTGGCGCAGGAAATAATTCAGTTTATGGCGGAGGCGTTATTGGAACCGCAGCAGGCGTTTCTCCTTGGTCTCGCACAGGCAACCTTCCTGTGCGCTACGAGCAAAGAAATACAAGCACTAGTGCGGCAGCGGCTACAATGTATCATTATGGAGTTTCAGTCATTGTAGAGGGCGAATACGACGAACAGCGGGGATTCACATATTCTTATGGAATGAACTCGGCGGTTCCTCGGAGATATATTACTCCAAATGCAACTCGGTTTCCAGTTCTTTCGATCCAAGCGAGAACAATGGGAACGCAAGAGTTTTCTAATATCGGTGGGCCAGCAGTTGCTCAAGCGACGATTCAAGCGGCTACAACAACACAACTTCAAGTAGCAAACACAGCTTACTTTTTGCCTCCGGTGCAAACTTTTACAGTTGTGGGATCAACTTCTACAATTACTTTTAAAAAGCAGCATGGGTTGCCTGTTGCTTCAGGAAATAGCGTTGTCTTGACAGGGTGGACTGGGGTTTCAAACGCAACATATGCCTACACATACGTTTCTCCATCTTCAATTACAATTACAAATTCAACAATACCAAGCTTCCCTTACGGGAAAATTAGTTCAACTGGTGTTGTTTGGGACACAAATCAATGGGTCGGGCGATCAGTTTACTATTTAGGAACAGATTTGAAATATTATGTTGGTAAAATAACGTCCAGCGGATCAACAACAATAAATTTTTGTGATGGTCAATATATTGAATCAACGAAAGCATTGACTATTGCTCCCAATCTTGGAAGCGCCGTTACTGTTACTACATTTACTGCCGGATCTCCAATTATTAAAGTTGGCGCAGGAACATTTACTGTCGGAGCATTAATTTCATCAATATATTTGCCACAATCGACAAAAATAGTTGAAATTATAAATGCGACTACAGTCCTTTTAAATAATCCAGCAAATACAACAGTGCTGACTTCGTCCACTGCATACACAAATCAATATTTTGTTATTGGGCAAGTAAACAGGGGTCAACTTCTTCCAAAATCACTTGTAGTTAGTTCTGATGCGCTTTGCATTGTTGAGTTGATCGCAACAGCGCCAGACAATCCTCCGGTTCTTACAGGATCGGATTTTCAGCCGTTGGCGCAACTTGGTTCTGCAAATTCGTTTGCAACAAGAGACGTTGATTCTACGGCATTAATTAGCACTTCAGGAGAAGTTGTGTATGCTCAAACAACTCCAAACGGAGGAGTTGGACTACAAAACATTGATTTAACAGATTTCTTCCCACTTTTTAACTCAATATCAGGATCATCCCCTGATATTCTGACTCTTGCAGTATCAACAAGAGCAACAAATGTTGCCGGAGGTCAAACAAGCTCAATAAATTGCAAATCATTAATTTTTGCAGCAACGACAACTACTGGTTTATTTGTTTTTACATTAACTCCAGCAGCGGCAGCAGGACTGATCGTTGGAATGAACATTTCGTCAGGAACCACTTGGGTTTCTGGAACAAAAATAACAAAAATATTTACGGATACTGTTGCGTCTCCAAATCTTGTTTATGTTACAACGAGTAACGCAGCATCAACTACCGGACTTATAAATGTTTTTGCTACTTTTTCTATTGTAAGTTACCGCGAAGCGCATGGGTTAAGTGTAGGAGATCAAATTACTTTTTCTTCATTTACTCCAACATCATTAAATGGAACATATCCTGTATTGCAAGTAAACGATTCTCTTGATGTTGTTGTAAGTCATCCTTTAGGAGTAACAAGTCCAACAATTTTAGGAGACAGTTCTTTTGCAGTCGGAGCTAACGTGGGCGCACATTTAATTTGTCAGGAGGCAATGTCTTAATTTATGGCACTATTACCAATCAACCTTGGGCAGTTGACAACAACTGCTGGAACAATTGCTATTTCGCAAACAGTTCCAACAACACTAACAACAATAACATCAGCAAATTCGTTTATTTTGATTCAAAATTTATCGGATACTGACATGTATTTAGGAATTAGCGGATTTACGCCAACCGGAACATCAGGAATTTTTATCTTAAAAAATGGTGGTCTTATTCGCTTTGATGCAAATTTTTTGCCAACCGGAGAGTACAAGCTAATCACAGCAGGAGCCGCTCCGGCAGCAGCGAAAAATTACATTTTTGCTTTTAATTAAAATGCAAAACCCACCAACAAACGGAAGCGGGGCATTAATTGGATCAGCAGCAAGTATTGTGTTTTTATTTTTCAGCGCGATTCCAGAAGTGCCGCATATAGCAGCGTGGGTTTGTTGTTTGTTGTCAGCAACGGCTTCAATCCTTTCTATAATTAAACTTGTAAAATCGAAAAAATGAAATTTAAAAATTTAATGATTGTTTTTGGGATTTGCGCTATTTCGTTTTTGGCTATGGCATTTTTAACGTCATGCCAAAATGCAGCGCAATCATTAGGATTTAGCATAGAGACTCAATACGGACGATTCACATACACACTTCCCCAAGAACTACCAGAACCAATAGGAACAAAAAAATGAAAAAAGTAATCGATATTTTGCTCGAAAAAATGAGCGACAATAGCACATGGCGCGGAATTTTGCTAATTGCAACAGCGGTAGGCATTAAGCTCGATCCATCTTTGCAGGAAGCAATTCTTGCGGCGGGGCTTGGTGCGGTAGGGCTGATAAACGTGATTCGTAAAGGCAAATAATAATGCCAATTGCCCCACCTTCTCGCCCACAGCAAAAACGCGAAGCGTCTCAAAAGATGCTGCGTTCTGCTGGCGTTACAGATCAGGTCTGTTTAATCGGAAGCCGTGGATACTATCTTGACACGATGGGCGAGAAGGGGAAAAACGATAGAGGAATTTACGACGATGCGATTATTTTACTTTCGCCAAGCGTTCACGCGACCTTCAATGCCAATACAGATCCAAGCGTTTTTAGAAAAGGCATCGCTTCACTTAAAACTGGCGTGCATCGATACAAAAAAGGGAATCACGGCATTTCTAAGCCGGATGGCGGTTACCCTGCGTTGCGACCTGCAAACCCTCAAGAATCTGTTCCGGTAACGAGAGACGGCGAAGGCGATTCTATGGGAGTTGCAATAAATATCCATAAAGGCGGCTACAATACAACGTCATCGCTTGGTTGCCAGACAATTTACCCAACGCAATGGGATGCTTTTATAAACCTTGTTTATTCTGAAATGAGCAGATACAATCAAAAAACGATTCCGTATCTTTTAACTGAAAATAGAAATTCTTAATTATGTCTTGTGGATGCAATAGCGGATGGGGCGATAATGGCGTTTATAGCGGCGTGTGCGACACAGACACTCCATACCCCAGCGCTTCAGCGGAATCTGTTCCGAGCCTTATTAGCAACCTTATAGACGCTTTATACGGGCAAATAACAAAAGACGTCACAAGCGGTCAAGTGGTTTGGAACATTCCATGCGACCCAAACAAGAGCGCAACTATCTTCAATATACCTAGAGACGCTGGAGAGGGGTTGTTGTGTTATTTTCTGCGCGTATGGGACACGGCTGGCCCATCAGGGGTTGTTACAACAACAGATGTTCAAACTTTAACGAATAAAACGCTAACGTCTCCAGTAATAAATGCCCCAACAATAAACTCTGGAACTTTAACTGGCGCATTTACAGGAGGATCGTTTTCTTCCACTACATTTGCAAATCCATCAATAACTGGCAATGCCGTCATAACAACGTCAAGCAATTTTCCTGCGTTAAAAATAACGCAAACTGGAACTGGCAATTGTCTTTTAATCGAGGATGAGCCATCAGAAACAACGCCATTTGTAATTACAAACGCAGGGAATGTTGGAATCGGGACAGCTTCTCCAACTGATAAATTAAATGTCGTTGGAAACATTGGCGTTACTGGAAATTCATCTGTTACTGGAAATTCATCTGTTACTGGAAATTCATCTGTTACTGGAAATTCATCTGTTACTGGAAACATAAACACAATCGCAAGCATTGGCATAGGGACTGCGTCAGTTCCTACCGGAAGAATGGATGTTGTAGGATCCGCCGGAACATTCCGAGTTGCGACAACAGGTGATGACGTGTCGTTTACTAAAGCGGGAGCAAACAGCATTGGGACTTCAACCGCTGGTGGAACATTAATTTTCAAAACAGGAGCCGCTACATCTGCTGTAACTATAGATTCCGCTCAAAATGTAGGTATCGGAACGACAACTGCGCTTACAACAAAGTTGGAAGTTAATGGTCAAATAAAAGCTACATCGTTGAATGCTCCTTTGATTGGCATCACAAACGCAAGCAACGCCGCATCTGGTGAAGTTGGTCAAATAATTACAGCAACTGGAACGGCTACGTTTGCAACTCCTGCTGGGGCGTGGATCAATCCAACATCTATAGCATTAACGGCTGGAGATTGGTTGATCTGGGGTTCTATTATTATTATTGGCAATACAACAACTGCAACAACCCTTTTTACAACTGCAAGGGGGGCAGTTCATACTGCCGCTTCAAATTGGGACGCAACGCTTCCAGATAGAAACGTGCAAATTTGGGTTCCATCGATGACAATGTCAACCACCATTGGCGTTGTTCATTTACCGATAGCACAAAGCCGAGTTAATATATCTGTTGGAGCAACATATTATTTGAATGCTTTTTGTGTATATGGCGCAAACAATCCTTCTGCAAAAGGAACAATAACAGCTTTAAGAATACGCTAAACTATGTCTAATCACGATAATTCAGCTTATAGCGGAGCGTGCCGGAAAGATATTCCGTATCCAAGTGTTTCTAGCGAGTCTGTGCCAAGCTTGATTGATAATCTTGTTGAGGCTTTATACGGAACAATTACAAAAACTGTAGTAAATAGGAGAGTGCAGTGGAATATTCCTTGCGACCCTAACAATACTGCCACAATTCTTGGAGTTCCAAGAGATGCAGGAGAAGGATTGCTTTGCTACATAATTAGAGTATTTGACCCTGCTAATCTTGTTTTTAATGGCGCTTTTAGCGGAACATTTCAAGGCAATTTGATTGGCGGAGTTGCCGGATCAATAATTTACCAATCGGCTGTTGATACAACGGCATTTTTGCCAGCCGGATTAAATAATCAGGTTCTTGTTTCTCATGGAGGAACGCTTGCTTGGGAAAATCCATCCGCCACTTTAATTGCCAATGCCATTAGTGGAGGATCTGCTGGTCAAGTTTTGTGGCAAAGTTCGATTAACCTCACAGATTTTACTGCAACAGGAAATGTTGGTGAAATTTTGTCAAGCAATGGAACTGCATCTCCAACTTGGTTGACTCAAGCAAGTCTTTTGGCGGGAAAAGCAACGTCTCTTAACGCCGGAACGGCTGGATCTGTTCCATACCAATCTAATGTTGCAACAACCGCTTTTGCATCAGGAACAGCAAATCAACTTTTGCAAAGCAACGGAGCTTTGGCCCCAACATTTGTAAGCTCAATCAATATTGTTGATGCTACGCTATCTGGAGATGCAAATATTTCTGGAAATGTTATTGGTAATGCTGGTATAACAATAAACACTAACTCCATTGTAAACGCTCTTATTTTCGGATGAAAACTGTACTTACCACAAACCCTGTATTCACTCCAGCCTCAAAAACATTAGATTTTTCTGGTGTTTCCCCGTTTTTAATAAACAGGCTGATGGCGGTTATTGATCAAACGACAAACACGTTGATTTATGCCGTTTCAGCATCCGGTCTTGGATACACGTCATGGACTTCTGGAACTGGCATTCTTGTTCTTCAAAAAGATACAACAACAGGCGGCTACAATGCAGCCGATTCGTTGATTTGTATCTACGATGATCCAGCGCCAAAAGTTTCTATTTCTACATCAACATCTACAGGGATTCCAAACACTATAGATATTGTTTCTGACGGCGCATTAACGACAACAGCCGTTAAGTCCGGCATTTCAACTCTTTTTGGAGTGCAAATTTCTCCTAACAGAGTTGATTCTGGAATTGGATGTTATCCAGCATATTTAAAATTTTACAACAGCGCATCAGTTACTGTTGGAACAACGCCATCTTTCCTTACAATTTGTATTGTTGACACAAGTGGAAATACGCCATTTCAAAACGCAATACCAATAAACGGAATTTTATTTAGCACGGCTATAACTTGCGCAATTGTTGCAGACCCATCAGACACAAGCACTGCTGTTGCTCAATCCGGTCACATGATCACATTGCAGTATATTTAATATGGAACACACAAAATATAAATTACCAGATGGGTTTTCTGATTTAGGCGAATCAGTGAAAACAATGTCTATGGACGGGATGGATTCTGATGAGGGAAAAGAAAGCACGCACTATCCATGCCTTTATTTTTCCGGCAAAGAAAGTTTGAAAAACCTTCCAAAATCAGGGACGGCAGTCATCCATTTCAAAAAAATTATGGAACGACAAGAGGAAACAACAAAAAACGGCGAAACAAAAAAAACTTATTCTGTCGAGCTTGAAATACATGGCATAAAGCCAATGGAAAGCGACGACTCTTATGAAGAAAAAGGCGAAACGGAAAAAGATGACGAGTCAGCTATTGACAAAGGACTAGAAGACGCCGAAGAATCAAAATAAACATCAGAAGAAACAAATAATATGACCGACAAAACTATGCTACCAGCAGAACAAATGCCTTCACCTGAAGGGGACATGGGAATGCCTCCAGAAGCAATGCCTCCTGACGCAGGAATGCCGCAAGAAGATCAAGTAATGCTTACGATTCCCAAGGCGCAATTTGATCAAGTAAATCAAATGCTAAATAGCTTTACTGAATTGTTTAATCAGCTTGCAAGTAACGTAAATCAACAATACGATGCCGCAATGCAGGAAATGGCTCCTGAAGGAATGCCTCCAAGCGAAGGTGGGCCGGAAATGGACGCTTTCATGCAGTCTATCGCTGAAGAAGGCAACGTCCGTAAATAATTAAATCTTATGTTTGTCTCGCAAATATTTGACGAGGCTTCGGAGATTCTCGCCACAACTGATAAAAATAAGGTTTTCCGCAAGCTCACGCAGGCAGTCCAGACTTTAATGGAGTCTGGTCATTATTTCCATACCACACAGGAAGTCGATGTTTGCACGGGTTGGGATGGGCAGACCATTACGCTTCCTCGCGGCATTGAAGTTCCGCTTGGCGTAAATATTGATGGATCTCCGACATATTTTCGCGGACGGCTTTTTCAGTATCATGTAAACAAGGGGGGCATGTATAACCCTGTCGATTGGGCATGGGATGACAGGGGGTTTGTTGCGACTGTAATGGATATACGGCAACCAAGCCAGCTTGTGGCTGTTTCAGAGCATTCTGCTGACGCTGGAGGTCAAATAAGGGTGATAGGAACAGATTCACAAAACCGCCCACTCCGGTCACAAATGAAAGACGGGACTTCTGTTGACGGGATTTTGGTTTCAATCCATTCCCAAAGCGATTTCCCGTTGGGAAGCATCGAGCCTGATGGAATCACAATTCAGACTCGCGAAATAAAAATTGATCCACTAACAAGATTTCTTTCAATAAATCCTCATCAATTAAAATCAGGCCAATCTGTTGTGCTTTCAGTCGGATCAGGCGTTATTCCTAATTTTATTTACGCTGGAACGACATATTATGTTGGAGTCGATGATTCAAACACAATTCAGCTTTATAAATCTCAAATTGATGCATCATCAGCGACAAACCCAATATTTTTGCAAAGTATTTTAGGTTCATCTTCTATAAATATAACGGATTCAAGAGAAGTTGGGTTGAATACTGTTGTTGCATTTAATTCTATTCCTCCTGTTACTGTTGATTCGCCAAATGAATTGACATTTTCTGTCGGCGGAGCATCTGCAACAGCAACGATTTCAGGAGGAATAATAACTGCTGTTAATTTAATCAGTTCAGGAACAGGATATTTAACTCCTCCTGCAATTCAATTTTTAGGTGGTGGTGGAGCGGGGGCGTCAGTTACTGCTGTTCTTACAGGCGATTCTGTAACTGGTTTTACTGGGTTAATTGGAGGTAGTGGATACACGTCTGTTCCTACTGTTGTTATTTCGGCAGCAGATGGCGCTCTTCCAACTCCGCTTGCTTTCAACACAACATATTTTGGTCAGCCGATTGATTCTTATAATATTGCCGTATACCCAACACTGTTAGACGCGCAAAACAGGACAAATCAGATTTTATGCAGTGGGCGCAGCGGAGCGTTCAATACAGACATTCGCAAAAACATAGCCGCTCAGACGCTTTTTGCTTTTGCAATACCTCATTATTTTTCAACCGGAGATCAAGTTCAGGCATTTACCGCCGGAGGAACTTTGCCAACTCCGCTTATTGCGGGTCAGAACTATTTTGCAAATGTAATTGATACATTTACAATTTCTGTTCATACAACCCTTCAAGATGCGGTTTCTTCTTCGTATGGGATTTTGATCAATCCAATCATTTTAACAGATGATGGAACGGGCGTTAATTCAATTGTAAAACTTCTTTCGGCAACGTCAACAACTGGCGGAGTAAGTCAAATAACTGCATCTGGATTAAATATTGATGCACCTTCAGGTAATGGCGCTGCTTTTAACGCAAATGTTGTTGGTTCAGTTATTGGAGTAACAATTGGTGCTGGAGGAACTAAATACACCTCAACTCCTAACGTAACTTTCTCAAGTCCACCTGACGCTCCAGTTGGATCAGGTCAAACAACCTATCCTGCTACAGGATATGCTGTAATGGCTCCTGACGCTGCCGGATCAACGACATTTCAGGTTGCTTCAATTGTAATCACTTCTGCTGGTCTTGGGTATACATCTGCTCCAAGTGTGATTATTGGCGCGGCTCCTACTGGAGGAACAAATGCAACCGCAACTTGCACAATTCAAACATCTTTTCTTTCTTCATTTACAAGAACTAGCGGCGGGTTTGGCTATACTCAACCTCCACAAGTTAAAATAACAGGCGGAGGCGGAACTGGCGCAACGGCTAACGCTACAATCAATTCTATTGTTAATAAAATTATAGCAACAAATTTAACGCAGACAGGGGGGGTTGCCACTTGTATTATTACGACAGGACACGGGTATTCAAACAACCAAACTGTTCAAATAAGCGGGGCAGACGCCTTGTCTTCTGGATACAATCAAACGATAGCAATTACGCTTCCGCCATTAAACAGATCAATTCCTGCGTTGCAATTGGTGGGAACGATTGGAACAACAACGGCAAGTTGCGTTCTTACAAGTCATGGGTGGCAAACAGGACAACTTGTGACTATTTCTGGAGTAACAAATGCAACAATGTATAATGTTACAAATGCATCCATCACAGTAGTTGACAACAATAATTTTACATATCAAACATTATCATCAATAACTGCAACCACAGCATCGGGAACGATGGTTGCTACTGTTCTTGACCCTTTTAAATTCAATTATAGCGTTCCGGTTGCAACTCCGAGCGCTGCGTCAGGCGCTAATATTACTTCATACGCTGGAAATGTAACCACTGTAACTGTAGTTACTCAAGGAACTGGATATACAAGCAAGCCTGTTGTAACTATAACGCCATCTACAGGCGTTTTTGTTGAATTTAGTTCAACTGGTACGCTTCCATCTCCTCTTGTTGCTGGAACGGCATACAGGGCTGAAGCGCCGTTAAACAAAATAACTGGCAATTTTACTGTTGTTAATGCTGATTTCAGTCCAGTTACATTGACAAGCGCGTCAACAGGAAATTTTTACGTTGTTTTGTCTCGTCCGTTTGGAGTTTCTTTTAACAGTAATTGGGCAGGGGATTTTTCAGGGATTTTAACTGGTCAACCAATGTATTTGGCATCAGATTATTTACTTCCGACAGGAGTTAATAATACAACAAAATATTACGCCAGAAAAGTTGATAATTCTACAGTGCAGCTTTTCAATTCTTTGGCAAACGCGACAGCATCTCCATCTATTACCGGATTAATTAACATAACAACAATAGGATCAGGTCAATCGTATTTTGGAATACGAATGCCGTCTTATGTTTTAGCGTATAATGATTTAATTAGATTATCAAATGTTGAATTTTTGACTGAAGGCATGACTGTTCAGTTTTCGTCTACAGGAAACATACCATACCCATTGTCCGCTGGAGTTGACTACATTATATCAATTTCCGGAAATAATGTATCTGTAAAAGATATGTCTGGAAATCCTATTTCGTTTGTAAATGCAGGAATTCCGACATTGCCAATTGGTCAAATGAGCATAAATATTGTTAGGAATTTTTCTCCTATTTTATCAACAAGAATACTTTGTAATTCTTCTATTTTTGAAATAGGCGAACAAGTGACAGTTAGGCCGAATTTAAATGATAATTTGCCAAATCCACTTGTTCAAAGCACGATGGCAATGCCTCAATACTATTACGCTCGCCCAATAGACTCAAATTCCCTAGAACTTTACGACACTAGGTCGCATGCTTTGGCTGTTCAATCAATAACAGGAAGAATTGAATACTTAACTTCAGGCGACTCAGAAAACAGCACATTCTTTTCTGATTCTATACTTCCTCCGATACTTGTAAAAAGTATTTTGCACATTGAAAAACCAGAGACTCTTGGATATGTCAGCCTTTATGCTTTAGACTACGGAAGAAGCAATGATATGGCTCTCGTTGGGCAGTACCACCCAACCGAAACTAATCCAAAGTATCGCCGGATTAGGATTGGAAAACAATGCGCTTGGGCTAGAATTATTTATCGCGTTTCTCACCCAACAATAACTAGCGTATACGATTATATCCCTCTTGAAAACGAAAGGGCAATTATTGCAGCCGTTCATGCCTGTGATTTGGAAGATAAAGATTTCATGGAACAGGCTCAAAAATATTGGTCGATTTCTATCAATTATTTGAGAAATCAACATGAAAGCATGGAAGGGCATGCAATGAGTCCGCCGCAAATAAATAACATTACATACGGCGATGACACTGATCCGGTAATGTTTTAGAAAATGAAATCTGATAACATCAAAGCTGGGCGGTTAGTAAAATCTACCGCAAATTGGATTCATGGAATGAATAGCGTCAGGTCTCCTTGGACGTTGCCTGAAGATCAATACAAATTCGGCATGAATGTTAATTGCCGAGGCGGAGTTATTCAGACTCGAAATGGTTTTAAGATGAAATTGTCTTTGCCGTCTGGTAATTTCCAAGGCGGCATCATTTTCAATGCAAACAAACAAGCAAAAGCGGCTTTTACAACTTTAAATGATAGCGGAAAATATGTCACTCGAAACGCAACAATTTATTGGCCTGATGGTCTTGAAGTTGAATTAACAGAGCAATCATTTGCTGTTTTCTGCGTTGATGGCAAAGTGTATTGGTCTCCGTTTCCTCTTGTGCAGCCAAAATCATGGGTTGATTACCAGTTAAAAGGGGTCGAATTAGATGCTGATGTTAAAAATGTCAACATGTGTGTTGCAACGCAGTCTGCAAGCGTAAATTCAACTGGTGGAACAACAATAACCCCATCGCATAGGGTTTTGATTATTCAGGATGGCATAAATACGCCTGTTTATTGGGATGGCTCAAATTTGACTGGTCTGTATGCGGACGCAATGCCGATTGGTTTTTGGATGGCTTTTTCAGGAAACAGATTGTGGGTTGCAAATGGAAATATTATTTTTGCCAGTGATTTAGCTAATCCGTTGTCTTGGTCTGAACGCGAATCTGGCTTTGGAAGAGGTGATTTCAGCGTTGCTAGACCTGTGACCGCAATGCAAGATCACGTTGGTCAGAATAACGATACGCGCCTGTATGTTTTTACCGAGCAATCAACGTATTCTTTGGCATCTGGAGTATTAGATAGAACTCAATGGGCAACTACTGCCAATTTCCAACAAACTTTGTTGCCAAATTTAGGTTGCGTTGCTGGAAGGTCTATTACTCTGCAAGCCGGATTGATGTGGTGGTATTCACAAGGCGGATTAATCAGCATTGACGTTGCGGCGTCATCTTATCTGAGTTCTCAGGTGCTTTACAAAGACGTGGAAATGGCAAAAGCAAAAAGGCTAATGGCTCCTGATTATACTGGAATTTGTTCCGCAACTTTTGAAAATTACCTTCTGTATTCAATACCATACCTTGAGCCTCTTAACAGCGCAACAATGGTGCTTGATTACGCCGCTGCCTCTGAATGGACGCAATCTCGATTTCCCGCATGGGCAGGCGTATGGACAGGGATTAGACCCGTGCAATGGGCAACCAACACAATTAATAGTGTTCCGAGGTGTTTTGCGTTTTCAGTAGACTATTCATCCACCAACGATGGGTCATTCAATCACCTTTGGGAGGCTTTTGTGCCTGAACGCTACGACACATACCTAGAAATTAATCAGGATGGAACGACTAATGAGAGGGTAAATAGAATTTATTGCCAATTTGAAACCGCTCTTTTAGGCGATGAAATGGATTTGAAGCAATTAGTGTACGGAGAGTTAGATTGCACTCAAATTGCCGGAACTGTAGACGTTAAGGTTTCCTACAAAGGAAATAAAGGATCATACATCCCAATTCTTGAAAGCAGACTACTTGCTGTTACTGAAAAGTATCAATATGACACTAGCCAAAAAGCGGATGAGATCGCCGCTCTTGGGTTCTTGCAAACTCAATATCGGAGGCTAATTACTGAAAACGTCACAAAGAGAATAAGCAGCACTTCATGCGAATCTGATCTAACTTTAGATGTAGACAAGGCATTCTCATTTTTGGTTGAGTGGTGCGGTGGATTTGGCGTTGATTCAGTGAGGATGTATCAGGATCCTTGGAGCGAACCATCTTTTGGTCGGAAAAGCCACATAGAAACAACTCCATGTGTTGTTGGCGAAGATGGTGTTTCGATTTCTATTCAATTAAGTCCGGCTCCTGAAGAGCAGGCTGGAAACCAATTGACTTCATGGTCGAGTTCACAGACCAGAACTGTAACTTTGACTTGCACAAATTCAACTCCTGCTGTATCAGCAACAGCAACCGCATCATATTTGTCTTATGTATCGCTACAGGACGCAAATGACAGTGCCGGAGAGTTAGCCCTACAACAAGCAACAAACGCCGCACAACAATACCGCAACACCCATCCTTGTTGATTTATGCCAACTATTGTTCAAGCTAGTGAAAAGGTGGTTTCTTTTCCAAATCTATACGCATCGCCTTTTGGTAATGATGGAATTATTCCGCTTTACAGCAGCATTCCAATTGAATCCAACAACACAAACGATTGTTTGCCTTGCGTTGTTTGTTCAAATTCGGTAACGAGGCATCAAATAATTTTACAGCAATCGCTTGCTTTTAAATCTTTGAATAAAGATAAAATCGTAGTTTCAACATAATAAATCAATCTATGAGAGAGCAAATAACATACAGGGTAATGAATCCAACATCAGAAGATTTTGTTAAGCTTCAGGGCTTCGCAAAATCATTCAATCATCACATAATGCCAAACTCAGCCACAACAGTAACCGCTTTATACAGGGGGGATACATGTTTTGGTTATGGAGATACTATTTATTTGCCTGTTTATTATCCTGCTTTCCATCCTGAAGTAGCCAGACCAAGAGACGTTGTTCAGGTAATGAGCGATTGGCGTGCATCGATGCAAATTTCAGGCAAAACAGGATATGTTGGAGTTCCATTTGATAACATCAACAACAGCGGAGAAATTGGGAATTTCCCCGAAGAAACAATGAACAAATTAGGACTTGTGCGAATGCACAGAGAACTATATACTATATAACATTATGGGAGGACTTATGGGAGGATCATCAGCCGCAGAACCGCCACCACCATCTGACAACAAAGCACAAACGATGTTGCTTCAGATGCAAGGTCAGGCTGGACGAGACGCTTTGGAACGTCAAAACCAAATTGAATTGATGCGTTCCGCTCAACCGATTGAAACAAGTCAGATTGACATTTATGGGCCATCTGGCGCTCTAAATACAATGAGTCAAGTTGCTGCCATTAACGCTTACAAAAGCAAGGAACTGGAACGCACAATGAATCCAACGGGTGCAAAAATGAGAGAAGATTTGCAAAACGAGCAAGCAGCAGGAATGAACCCTAATTATTGGCAAAATCAGATGGCTCAATGGAGCAAAAAAACAGGATTCTAATATGGCTAATCAAAATCCATTTTATTGGCAAAACGAGTTGCAAGATTGGACTAAAAAAGCTGGAATGCAACAATACCTCCAAAGCGGATTGCAGGATTCCACTATTGGAAAATCAGGTTTCTTTGATGCCGCTACAGAGCAGGGGAAAAAATTTAGAGAACGCGATTTAGCGGCAACGGAACAAGCATTGGGGACAGCGCCCACAGCAGGAATTGATCCTGCTCAAGCGGTTCAAGCTGGCGTTGCTCAAAATATGGGCGCGTTCCAACAGCGCGAAAATATGCGTCAAGGCGGATACACTGGCGCTTTGGCTAATCAACAATCCACTACGGATTGGATAAATCAGATGATGGGTTCGACGTCTAATATGCTAAACAAAAACGATGAGGATTGGCATAATTATAGACAATCGGTAATGAACGTCAGGGGTCAAAATGCAGCAGGACAAAATGCAACAACAGGCGCGTATGCTGGCGGAGGCTTGGCGCTTGCTGGAACAATAGCAGCGGCAGTTATCATTTAATAAATAAAATCATGTTAAAAATAAATGGATAAAAATTTAATAAATAAAACAGTAAATAAAGCAAAAGCGTGGCACAAAAAATGGAATAATTCGGTGATTCTTTGGAGCGGAGGAAAAGACTCTACTGCTCTTTTGCATTTGCTAAAATTCCGAGCCGGAATTGATCTTCCTGTTGTTCAATTTCGAGAGCCAGCATTTCGAGAACGATATGAATATAGCGACAGGCTGATTAAAGATTGGAATCTTGAGGTTCACGAATATTTGCCATCTAAAGTTGCTCTGGCTGACGGGCCAGATTTGACAGCAGCAAATAAAATCAGATTTGACCTATTGAAGTACTTCCAATGGGGCAAGAATTGTATTGTGCTGTCCCTTGGAACAGAAAGGCCGATTGCTGACGAGAAGTATCTTTGTGGGGTAGATTTCCTTGCTAGACCTACAGGAGGGATAAATTGGCCTTGGTCGGCAGCATGGATAGGAACTAAAAATTGCGACACTGATCCGATTAAAGGACACGTCCCGCTTTCAATGGATATTCGGTATGTTGATGGAGCGCCAATGAGTCTGTACTTGATGCGCGACTGGACTGACGATGACATTTATGAATACCTTGAAACGTCATGCGTTCCACCTGACGAAAATCGTTACGAAAAAAACATCACAGGATGGGATCACAAAAAGGATAAGTCAAAAAACGCAGATTTTATTCCAACTTGTTTGAATTGCATTGATAGGCACTCGAAAGAAAAATTTGCGTATTGCCCGAAGCTGCAAGCAACGATAACAAACATGAGTGAAAAAGCGCCATACGAAGATATGGTATTCCCTGACTTAGGATTCAAACCAACTTGGAATAACGATGATTCACGAATTTAAAACGCCTGTGGAGGTTGTTACCCCGCTTGGTGATGGGTTTTTGTTTTATGTTCAAAGCGGCGGAACATGGAGCAATGACATATTTGCTGTTGTAATGCGGGACGGGGGAAAAATAATGCACTTCACAAGCGACCAAATACGGATCTGGTCAAATGGGACGTGGGGAATCACAAAAGATGTTGACGCATTTAAAGAAAGGCGATAACAATAAATTTTATGGGCGGCTCTAATTCTTCACCATCTGCAAGCAGCAAGCCATTGAGTTTTTCTGGCAATCAGACGCCAAATTATTTTCAAGCTGAAAAGCCATATTCTATTGAATCCGGCCATCCTGAATTGATTGCTCAGGGGATTGAAAAAGGGGTAAAAAGCGCGGGGTCTTCAATAACGGGTGCTGTGGCGATGGATGAATATAACCAAGCAAGAAAAGACCAAATAAATTCCTTGAAAACTTCTCCAGCAGCAGATCAATCTAGCGTTGAACCAAATTTCTCTGAAACACCCGAAGAGTTAAAAGGCGTTACAGATAAAAACTGGATGGAAGAAATTTTGAGTTATCTAAAACAAAACCAAAAACAATACTAATAATATGGGCGGATCATCACCTAAACCTTACCAAAAATCATCTGCTGAAATTGCTAACGAAACGCGACAAGTCGATTTAATGGCGCAACAATTGGCGGAACAAAAAAGAGTTCAAGAAGAAGCCAAAAAAGCGCAGGAGCAGATGATTTATAATACTCAAATGCAAGCCGCTCAACAAGCGGGTCAGGTGGGTTCTCAAAATGCAATGCAAGAATTGCAAAAGATGAATCAATACCAGACGGCTAAGGACGATTCGATTAAGCAACTGGCTTATCAACAAGCAATGTCTGGAGCGAATGCAGCAACAGGCGGAGGCGGAATTTTCGACTTGGTTGCAGCAAGACAACAACAAGCAGAAAACCTTGGGTCTGCATCAGCATATTTGCCTAAAACACAAGCGAATTTACAAGAAAATCCAGTAAATCCAGTTACTACAAATCTTTTAAACAAGGTTGCATCCGCTTCTGGATCAATTCAACCGCAAACAACATTCGGAGGAAACTAATATGGCTACTGGAAATGAAGATTTTTTTGCTTATCGAAACGATCCAAAAAGAATATGGGAAGAACAAGCAAATAAAGCATATGCAGATTATCATAACGCAGCAACGCCTTCAAGGAGTGCTGAGTTAAAGAGATTATATGATAATAATTATGGGATGGGGTATGACGCTTATATGGCAAATTTAAGTAAGCCAAAAACGCCTACAGATCCAAAACCTTTAACGCCTACAGATCCAAAACCCTCAACGCCTACAGACACAACAGCGGCTGATGCAGCTAAAAAAGCAGCGGCTGATGCAGCGGCTAAAAAAGCAGCAGAAGACAAAGCAGCATTGGACAAAGCGGAGGCAGGCAGAGCAGGGGCAATAAAAGCTGGTAATATCCAAGATTATAATAAGGCTCTTGGAAAAGCTCAAGAGCAAGGGAGACTAGGACAGATTAATGCTCAGTCTCAGGTTGCTCAAATGAACAAATCTGCGACTGAAACTAACCCAATTCAAATGGGTGAAGCTGGGTCTCAAATGGATCAATCAGCACGGCAAGCCGTAGGCGGCGGCGGATTCAATCCTGTTGCTGCAATGCGCCAACAAATGGGTTCTTCAGGCGGAGCGGGATATGGTGGGCCATCCCAAGAAAAGAAAGTTGGAGCAGGAGCGTATGCGCAAGCGCAAGAAACCAATAAAACAGGCTCAGGCCGAAACGCATTCCAGCTTCCAAACACTTCTAATATCACGTTTGGCGGGGTTTAATATATGCCATCGCTATCCCTACAAACAGGGGGCTTTGGTTTTGCTCCAGCGTTGCCTAAATTAGACAACAGCCAGACTCTGGCTGACCTAAAGCCGTTGTCGTTTACAGGCGGCATGCAGAGTCCAATTTCGTTCAAACCGCTTCCTGCTTGGCAGATTCCTAACGCGCATCCTGAATTGGTTGCTCAGGGGATTGAAAAGGGGGTAATGGCGGCTTCAGCACTTGTGCTTGAAGGGTACAACAAAAAAGATGCTGTAGAAGTAAAAAAAGAAGAGCTTGCTTTAAAAAAAGAACTCCGCCTAGCTGAGTTAGCGGAAAAACTTGAAGAAAAACGGGCGCTTATTGAAGAAAGACAAAATGATCCGTTGCGCTTGTTGGGAATTGATGAGCGCAATTTAAGGATTGACAAATTGAATCAAGATAAGCAAGACAGAATTGACTCAGTTTTGGGTGACGCTAGTTCGTTTTTTAAAAATAAAAGTGAAGAGTCATCAAGCCAGCCTGTTGTTAATGGTCAAAATGCAGATTTGCCAACAGGAGACCCAGCGCCTGAAACCTCCCCTTCGTTATTTGCTCCTGAAGTTAAAGATCAATTAGATGAGTTTTCAAATGCATTAAACCAAAATCCGCTTAGTCAAATAAAGCCAGACTCATTTGACAATCCGGCTTATAGCAGGGATTTCAAACCTAGCATTTTTGCAGAAAACATATTTGCAAACATAAATAACGCTCCAAAAGTTGAAACGCAGCAACAGGTTTACGATTTATCAAATATTGATCCAAAATACTTGATGGCATCAACAGGCGCAGGAATAACTCCGCCTGCTGAAATCCCTTTAAAGGCTCCTGCATTTGATTTAAATTTTGATCCACGATCGGACGTTTTCAATGTTATCCCAGAAGGGATCCCATTTACTACTGTTGAGAAAAAAAGATCGGTAACGTCACCAGTCATCGTTCCAACAAGCGTTGCGCCGTCTCAAGGTCTTGCTGAAATGAATTTTCCGTCTACGCAGATGGCGTCACGTCCTGCTTCGGCAACAACCGCTCCTGCTCCAGTTGCTCCAGTTGCTCAAGCAAGAAAAGCTCCGCGCAGCGGGTTTATCAACACTCCTGAAGAGGCGGAATCCGAGGCTTTGCGAGCATACGATGGATATCAATCGAAAGGTAAAATTGAATACCACAAAGACGTCATAAATCCTGTTGCTTCACAAATGGCTGGAAGGCCAATAAAAGGCGTCTGGGAAGTAAAAAGAGACCCATTGAGCGAAGCTGATCTTCAAAAACAAAAAGAGTTAAATCTTCCTCGCCCACCATACGACAAAGAACAAGGTGATTACAATTTATCTTTGAGGAAAGCATTGGTAGCAGATCCAATGTACGCAAGCGCACGCGAGTTAAGCAAAAAAAAGACCGCAGTAGAAGCAGGATTAGAAGATCACAATGGATTCGGTGACATAGCTGCAATTAACGCATTCCAAAAAATGATTGACGAAGGCGTTGCTGTTAGGGAGGGCGATGTAGAACTGATTCGTTCGTCGCAAGCATTCTTTGCAAAGTACAGTCCTGAATTTTTAAAAGATAAAGGTGGGCTTGGAAAAATCCTTACAGAAGCAGATGAAAATTCTATGAAAAGGATGGCAAGCAAACTTACTCTGTTGTCGAAAAAAGCAGCAAATCGCGAAGCTATTCCATTTTACAAGGATGCAGCAATTTCTCGCGGATTGAGGTGGGAACCTATCGCCGCAGATTTTGATACAACTCCAACAAAAGATGAAGTTGATGCGGTTATGTCTGGAAATCGAGACGCAGCGGCTGCGCTTGAAGGTGAAAAAATAAAAATAGGATCAAAAGATCCTGCTGCGACTAAAAGAATCGACGCAAAAATTCAAAACTTGCTTGCAGCTTCTAAAAGCATTTTACAAGAATATACTAAAGGACAAAAATAATGAGTTCTCTCGCTGAATTTGATGCGTTGCTGAAACAGCTTGACGAAAGCGGGGCGCCAGAAAAAGAGGCTGAAAAAGAACCAGAAAAAGAGCCTGTTGCCATTCCAAAACAAAAGCCTGTTGTCGGGATTCCAGCGGCAATTCCTTCGGCGTTGCCTAGTCCTGCATCTGCGCCTGCTTTTAAAAGTGCTTTGCCAGAATTTGACGCATTGATTAGTGGATTTTCTGAAGAAAACGCGCCAGTAAAGCCTGTTTACGAAACGCTGAATGAAGTCGGTTTTAAAAAAATAACTCCTGAGCTTGCTAATATAGCAAAAACGGAGACAGACCCGCTAAAAATCAAGAATTTTCCAAAGTGGTTTGAAAAAACTCCTGCTCAGGTGGACATAATGTATGATTATGACAAGGCTAGACCTATGTCAGAGTCTTTTTGGGAGGGTGCTGAATCTGCTGCGACCTCGCTCTTGCCTATGGCGAAAGGTTTCGTCAAAGGCGCAGGGCAAATTGCGGAAATTGCTTTAAAAAACACATATACTCCAGAGGAGTTAGAAATACGAAGAAAGAGATCTCCGCTAGAGAGAATGTTTCCGCCAGAAGACGTTCAAGCGATTAAGGCTATTGCTGGATCGATTGGCGGGACAGCAGAACAAATATGGCAATCAGGAAAAAAAAATTGGATTGCAGGAAATCCATATACTGATGCCGCGCAAGAAAAGTTAGGATTAATCACGCCAGAAGAATCAAGAAAACGCTATCGAAGCAGAGATGCTATCGAGACAACTGAGGCACAAGATTATGAGGTAACGCCTGATTTGACTGCGCGACTTATTAATTCTCCAGCAGGACGCAATACTATTGAGGCATTTGTTTCTCAACTCAGCGGGTCAGTTGACAGCATCATCGCTGAAAATCCTGAAATGAGCAGAGAGGAAGCTGTCAAATACAAAGAAGAACGAGACGCCTCTTTGTCCAAAGATTATATTGATAGAGCAATAAAATATAACATGGAGACAAAACCAACGGAAGAAATGGACATTTTCGCTGGTTTTGTTACTCCGCTTGGGAATCAATTTTCTGTTGCTGGAAAAGCGTTTGATTTAGCTAAAAAGACAGCAAAATTCGCGGGGATAAGCAAAAACCTTACTGAAGCGGAAAAAATCGCTATAGCGGCTGAGAGGGCGTCTAAACAGGGTGTTGTTGGCAAAGCCGCTGGATGGACAGCAGATAAAATCGACACTGGAGTTGAAAAAGCGCAAAAACTGCTCGAAAAATTGCCAGAACCATTAAGAGAAATTGCTGAAAAGAGAATTCCTTTGAAAAGCATGTCTTTAACGGCTCCTGTTGTTGGTGGCGCTGTTGGCGCTTTTGAGGCTGACGATGGAGATGCGCTTTGGGGATTTGTTAAGGGAGCAGGAATAGGAGCGTTGCCACTTGCGCCAAGAATTATTTCAGATTTAAGCAAAGCGAAAGCATCGGCAGGGGGAGGCTTTGAAGATATGTTTACCCGTGCAAGAAAGATGCCGGAAACGTCTGCCGCAACGAGACTCGTTAGTTATGTTCCATCGCTCAAAGTCCCTTTTAAAAACGAATCTGTTGCTAGGTGGGTCGGAGACAGGGCGGCAAATCACATTAAAGATGCCGTCCATACTGGAACTCTTGCTGCGGCTATTGGAGTTTATGATGGGGCGGACGCGACAGAAATGGGACACACAATTGCTGAAGGATTGTTAATACATTATCCTACGTCATACATGCACTCTCTTGTGGGTAAAAATCCAAAAGACGTTGCAAGGGAGAACAGGCGACAGGATTTCGAGAACTACAATGTTCTCAAAAAGATGCCAGAAGCCGACAGGAACGAAATATCTTCATTAGCTTCATTTGATGCTGTTGTCGCGCAGAGCAAAAAACAACTAGACGAGGCTACGGCAAAATATGCCGCTATTCCAGACGACAAGAAAAACGGAAAAGAAGGAACTGATTTAGCGAAAGAAGTTACTTGGAGAAAAGCCGAGTACGAACAAAACCTTCGCGCCAATCCTCAAACACGTCAGGCTTACGCTCGCGAAGTCATTGCCTCGATAACGAATAACCAGAATCAACTGAACGGAACTGTTTTTGCCAACAGAAACGTGCAGTTGCGAGTAATGACTACTCAGCAGATTATAGATCATTTGCTGTCTACAGATCCAGTTACTGGTGTTCCTCGCAATCCAAACATCGACCCAGAGTCGGCAAGAGCGTTTGCTGAAAATGCCGGAGCTACATTTAAATCAAATGGTCAGGTGCAACTACCAAACGGCAAAATCGCTGGCAAACCAACGGCTGGAACATTTTTCGATCCTTTAAAAGACACTGTAGTAATCAACTCAGATAAGATTCGCGAAAAAGCGGAAGACACAGGCAAAAAATTTATTTGGGTGATGAACCATGAAGTGGATCACGCCTTGCAGGGCTACAAGGAATATCGTGAATTAACTCAAGGTCTCCGAGATGAGTTATTTGGTAAAAAATATGTGGATGTTGATGGGACAACGCTGAGAGAGGTTGACGGCGTATACGACACAGAAGCGTTGAATACGATGTTTGTAAACAACTACCTTAAAAACAAAACTTACAAACAAAAAGCTGATTTTGCTAAAAGACAGGGATTATGGGATTTTCAAAAGGACAATCTTGATGTTAATGCTGTTGCAAAATACATGCAGGGCGAAGTTTTGTCCGAAGCGAGGTCTGCTGGACTCTATGGGAATACTAGGTTAAATTCCGCTAGGCAGAATTTAGCGGATTGGGCGTTAATTAGCTATGAAAACAATCTATTAGCTCGGTCTGTTAAAACTGTATTTGGGTTAGGTGGAGGGCAAAGCCTATATACTCCGCTAACAGGGGCCAAATTCACGCCAGAGCAAATGGCTAGGGTGCGTCAGAACCAACTCGCTCTGGAGCGGTTTAACGGCGTTATGTCGCCACACGATGGCAGCGACATGGCTCCTGCTGTCAAACCATCCGACATTAAAAATGATCGCGTCCTAGCGGAACACTACGCAAAAGACGATGGAGTGTTCAAAACTGGCAGGATGATTGAGGTGGTTGACGCTGACGGGAATGTTATTTCGTCAAATGTCATGGCTGATTCTAACGCCTACGAAGGCGAATGGCAAAACGATGGAAGCGGGGAAGTGGTAAAAACTAAAGGATTTGGCGAATTGCCGCCTGAAGCCGCAAACATACAGATACCCACAGGAGGAAAACTCCGAGTTGCCAAACATATTGCCTACGGAGCGGACGGGAAACCCGTCGAAATAAATAGGTCAATACGCAAGGCTCAAAATGAGCAGGCAAAACAAGTTCAACGAAACATTCTGTTGGATCAAACTCTTTTAGACGCAGATAATCCTAATCTTGGAATGCGGTCAAATGCCGAGGGAACATCGTTCAGAGGAGTTCCAACTAACAAACAACTTGAAGCTATTTTTGCGTTGCCAGAAAATATCCTTCCGTTTTCAATTAAAGAAAAGATCGGAATGGCAATCGGTCTGATTAACGATGGTGAAGGAACACCAACTATTGGCACATACTCGGCTAGACTCAATAGCAGAGGTCAATATGAAGCGTTTTCACCAAAGATCCATGAAGGTGTTCAAATCGGCCTGCAATTTAGTAAAGATGGCAACTGGCTTTTCACAGAGTTTAACAAATCTGGCGCAAGAGACAAGGCGAATTTGCTGTTAAAACATAAACCAGAACTGCTTAAAAACTGGGGCTACAACGTAGATAATTTCATGGGCGACTTGTCGCAATACATGAAAAATTGGAGAAATAATCCAGATGTTGGCGGAGTTCCGCTAGACCCTATTTCAGAACAAGCGGCAAGAATCCGGCATAAAAATCTTGATCCAGATTTTGACAAAGCGATGGAAAAGCGTTACATTTTTGACGCCTTCCTAAAAATAACAAATAAAGACGCCACCGGACGCGCCAATTACAATCCAGTAACGATTGATCTCCCTGTTGTTCCGAAAAAGAAGATGACGAAAGCGGAAAAAGAGGACGCAAAGCGTAGCGACCCAAGCACGCTTATTCGCGGAAGGCGAGTTGACGCATATTCTGATTTAAAACCATCCGCTGGATCAAAGATGCCTCTCGACTACAATAAATCGCTATTTAACGCGATGCCAGAGGCTGAAATTCCAGAAGCAGCAACAAAAACAGAGAGGTATCCAACCTCTGAAAAAGGATTTTATTCAGGGTTACAGCAAATTATTGATCAAAAAGTGCAGGGTGCGTTTGCTTCCCCACAGCAATTAAATGCAATTATTTATAACCCTCAAAATGCGCGTCCAGAGGAAGTAAAGTGGTCTGGCGTCACAGAAGAAATTGATCGTCTTGCAGCGGAGAATAACGGCAAAGTACCTAAAGGCGCTGTTATGGATTATCTCCGCAATGAAGGTGCTGTTAAGTTTGAAGAGGTGACCCTTGGTGGAAAGGAAGCATTTGATCAGAATAGGTTAAATCAACTTGAGGCTGAATATAGAAACCTCAAAGATCATCCAATTGATGACCCAT